AATCTGAGTGGTGTCGATCTTAGCGGTATTGATCTAAGCGGTGTCGATCTGAGAGGTGTCGATCTGAGAGGTGTCGATCTCAGAGGTGTCGATCTGAGTGTTGTCGGTTGGATACCAAAGATCGAAAACATCCACACCGCCGTATATGCTGCGGCAAGCAAAGACAATGCTCTCGATATGGGAGATTGGCCTAAGTGCGACTCAACACATTGCCGAGCAGGGTGGGTAGTCATCCTTGCCGGGGAAGCGGGGAAAGTTATGGAAGATCTCTACGGTACAGGTGTGGCGGCGGCGTTAATCTACATGGCTAGCGATCCGACCATGGAAAGTATACCAAATTGGCTAGCGTCATCTGAGACGGCCCTTAAAGATATGAAAGAAATGGCAGAGGCGGAACAACGACCTTAAGGAGACCGATACGTGAACCATAAACTTAAAATTAAACCAGCTTATTTGGCAGCGAAAGCTATGGGGGAAAAATTATTTGAAGTTAGGCGTAACGACAGGGATTTTAAGGTCGGTGATACAGTGGCGTATAGTCAGCCTTTTTCAAACATGTATGACAAGCAATACGTTTACGAAATCACCTATGTCAGTGACTTTATGCAAGCCCCAGGGTACATTGTTTTTGGCGAGCGTCAGGTCGGCAATATGGTTCTTGCCCTGCGCAGGGGAAGAAAATGAAAGTTGTCAACATGAATAAAGAGCGCGTTGAGGATGTGGTTGAATTTCTTGAGGAGCTATTAAGCTAGATGCTCGTTACCAGCATCTAGCTAAGCAGTTTTACTTAGAGAACATCGACGATAGGGCGGTTTTTAATTAAATCAGAGGCGAGAAAGATGAGCAAGTATGAACAGTGTGAGCTAAAGGTGGAAGAGTATGAAGATGACGTCAACCCCGTGATGTTTTACTTTACTTGTAAGATCGGTGGGGTAGTTTGTCGGGGAAGCCGTGCCCACGCCCATCACTCAGATGCCATTAAAGCCGGTAAAGAGTTTATTGATGGCCGCAATGTAGCTGACATGTTCCAAGAATGGCTTTTAGGCCATGAGTTTAGAGTCAAAGAGGCGTATCCAATTTTTTACTGGTATGCAGAATTTGATGACGTAACTGTAACTTGTAAACCTATGTCTACGAGAGCCTATGCAAAGGCAATGGGTGAAAAGTTCCTACGCACAATATACGATTTAGAAAATAACCAAAAGAGCCGACCTTAAATAATCCAACTTGGAGCGTAACAATGACTACGGAGTATACTAACTTATACATGATGCCTACCGACAAACTCATCGCAATGGCAGACTTATCTAATCCGGAGATCAGCGAACTGGTGAAGCGTATTGAGACTATGATGCGCGATAGCAAAGTACTGTGGTCTTCGGTCGAGGCTGGCCATCAAGTTGATAAGAGCAGAATTGAACATCTAACTAAACAGTTAGAGGTCGGAAAAATAAAAAACGAGGCTTTAGAAGAAACTGTAGCTGGCCTTGAGTGTAGGGTTGGAGCGGCTGATAAAGTTTTTATAACTAAAATAGAGGGTTTATTAAATGAACAGATATGACGAATGTGATTTGGCAGTTAAAGAATACGTAAAGGATGGCACGACAATCGAATCTTTTGAGGACGATTTTGACGGCGTCAGTATAAATGGGGTGAGCTGTCGAAGCGAAATTAAGTATCTATCGCACAAAGCGGCTGTAGACGCAGGTCGAGAGTTTATTGACACCCACATGGGGTCTAGTCCATTCAATAAATGGCTTTGCCTCCACCGCTATCAGACCAGGTGCGACAATCACGCTTTTTATTGGGTCGCAACATTACATGGCGAGAATATAACCTCTGATCTTGTAGGTAGCCTTACGCTCGCAGACAGCAATGGACGACAGCTCCTGCGCACAATATACGATATAGAAAATAACCAAAAAGAGGCAACAAAATGAGCAAGCCACAAGTAATATCAATCGATGGCGTTGACTATGTTCGCGCAGATAAAAACCCGGCAGCTAAGGAAGTTGACGGCATGAAATATTGTGTTGTCCGCACATATTCTGCCGGGGTGCATATAGGATATGTAGAAGAGTTTGGAGTTAAGTATCCGCAGCACGCGAAGCTCAGAAACTCTCGCAGGCTTCATCAATGGAGTGGGGCCGCCAGCCTTTCTCAGGTCGCCATGGACGGCGTTGACCCCAACTCTCGAATAGCCATGACTGTTCCTGAGCAGCATCTAACGGATGTGATTGAGGTTATTCCATGCTCAGAAAAGTCTGCTGAGTTTTTTAAGGGCGCAAAATCATGGAAAAATTAGCCCTACCTAGTATGAGAAGTGCTAAGGCGGGTTGCTCCGGCTCCAGTGATTGTTCTGGCTCGGGCGCTGGCTTTGGCTCGGGCGGCGGCTTTGTCGATGGCTTTGGCCTTGGCTTCGGTTCTAGCCGGGGTGATGAATTTGGCGCAGGCTCCGGCTCCAGCTCTGGGAATGGTAATGGCTCTGGGCACGGCTCTGGTCATGGCTCTGGGTACGGCTCTGGTCATGGCTCTGGGTACGGCTCTTAATAATTATTAAACACAAGAGAAAACAAAATGAAAAACACAGCGCTAGGAATTACCGCACTACTATTAGTAACAGTTGGGTCAAGCGATGCTTTTGCATCACGATATGGATACCAGAATAACTACAATTACAACAGCTCGAGCAGCAATGCGAGCAGTGATTCTAGCAGCACAAGCCGAGCAACCGGGGGGAATGCACTCAGCGCAGCAACAGGCGGTCGAGCAACCGGGTTTGGTGGTAGCTCTGACAACCAAGTAAATATTGGAGGTGACACAACAACATTTCGTTTCCCCGTTTCGTCTGCGTTTGCACCCCAGGCGATCAACAATGCAGAGTGCGGGCGTGCTGGGGGCATTGCTGGACAGCTTAGAAATTTCGGTGGCAGCCTTGGGTTACCACTCAGCAACAACCTAGATTGTGATGCCGATAATGATGCAAATTGGCTTATAACATTGGGGTACGTGGATGAAGCAATAAAATCAAAATGCCAAAAAAGATCAATGCGACGAGCACACGGTGGTGACGCTCGTGGCCGGAAATCACGCGCAGATAATTGCTATAAGGAGCTTAAGACACGGCACGTAGCACCGGTTGCCCAGGTCGTACCAGTCACACCCATTGCTCACAATCACCCCGATATTGACGATAAAATAGATCATGCTTTTGCGGTATTACAGAAGAAATAGAGGACTTGATTCGATAAAACAGCGTCGCTTAGATAGGGCGCTAACTCTTTGACATTAATATTACGTTATACCCAAAACCAGCAACTAAATTGATATAAGGAGAACAATATGGACAATGACGAAATTGACAGCGAAGGATTAATCAAAGCGCTGCTTTGGTCTATGCTAGCAGGAGTTATATGCCTTTCTCTTTTAGGGTGGTGGGTGTGGGAGGTTTTGACGTGAAAATAAATGGCAATAACCAACAAGGGTTATCTGGCTCTGTGATCTCTTCGTTCTTAAATGTGTATCTGATTATAAAGATGATCTTATTGGTTTTGCTTATCTTTGGGATTATGTTTTTCTTGCTTATATTCAACAGATGCGAAGCGTCAGAACTTACGGTAAGGCTAGGAGCTGGCTATGCTGAGGCTAGCATCCTCACGCAGAGCGACTGGGGCAACGATCCTCCTGCGGGGCTTGTGGCATTTAAATACACCGATGAACTAAGCAACCGGTGGAACTGGGGAGCAGAGGGTATACATGTATCAAATGTCTTTTCTGGCGCACCCTTTAACAATGACCCTGAGAGTCACTTTAACTACGTAGGTCTGTATTTAGAATATAAACTATGGAGTAACTAGGATGGAAACTGCTAACAAATAGTTAGGGGTTAATTATTCCCCAAGCACATAATCATGTCATCTATTGTGGCTTCATCCTTGATGAAAACACCTAAGCACCGCTTTTCATCAAGGATGATATTCTTTGACTCGTCAGACATTACACCGCTGGACTCACTTGTGAGCGCGAAAATAGGCGATTCAGTTTTATTCTTTAAAATGTCTATGGTCTCTGCACCAAACCCGTCTCTTAGGCTGAGACCGGTGATAACCATATCGTAGTTGTCATCGATAAAGTCACCCAGACAATCAAAGTGAGTAATATTAACCCCTGGTGTCATTGCCTTAAATCTGTCAGCAAATGCAGGATCACCATCAATATGCGCTATTTTCATCTTTTATCTGCCCAAACCCTGTTAATATGATAGCCAATATTCTGTACATTTATGCTCAGCTGCTCTACCGTCCCTGATAGCTTTTCAACCACTTCAAGCTTTCCCTGCACAAAGTCCATATCCAAATCGTGCTGCTTTAACTCCTGGTCGAAGTGACTAATCTTGCCATCGTAGGCAGCGTGCTTAATCTTTATGGCAGAGATTTTACCGCTCACCCACCATGTCGCAGCAGCAGTGCTCATCACCACCGTAGCAGCGGCGCTGACAACCGCCCAAGTACTCTCTGTGACCATATCACTGCACCTCAAGAAGTCGGATTGAATCCATCCTATCGCTGCACTCAGATAGATAGCTTTTTGATATTGCACTGTATGCCCCTAAATCAGCCAGAGTCCCCCCAGAAACCCAATCAGGTGCGCCGCAAGGCTCTGTAAGGTGAGCCGGGGGGTGGATATACTCAGGAACCGATATCATCACTGTTCGAGAGCAGCCTATCAAGATCAGGGCCGAGAACATCAATAACAGTTTCATTTGAGCATTCATGACTGGCCTCTCTTATTTGCCTTATTACAGCAGTAATTTCTTGATTTCTTTGTTGTTCTTTAACTTTTAAATCTTTAGCTATTTTAGATAGCAACTGCTCGCGTGCTAAGGCAGCGATAATTGCCACTTTTTGCTCTTTCAACACCACGGTAAGGCCTGATACCTCAGCTTTATGCTCAGCCTTTATAGTGGATCGATAATCTATGAAATAGTATGCACCTATTGCTGATGGTATAAGCATAGCTAAAATATATGGGGCAAGACTTCCAATAATTGGGCCTAGGAATTTAGGGATCACTTTTGTTTCTCCACTGATAAAGACCAACGGCTACAGCAGGCAGGCCAAGTACTGAGCCTAGGGCGGTTACGGTGCCAAGGGGGATATCCGGCGGGTTAATGAAAGTGAAGCATATGGCAACAGTCACCATAACCATAGCCCATACTATAAAAAGGGTTGAGATAATCCTGTATTTATGAAGAAAATTACTCATGGCCGGTACGTCTTGATTCTCTCGCAGTTCCTGACATCACTATGAACCCAGCTAACGCCAAGCTCAAGACTATTAAGCAAAGGGAATTCATTAGGGTTGGCCAAGATATATTCTTGAACATATTCTTCTTCTACGTCGGCGAATTTCTTGTCTGATGCCCTGCCAAAGCTGTGCTGTGATGTCTTCGAGTAATAAGGACTGTCAGGAGTTCTAAGCCCAGACCAATGCCTGTTACCCCCTATATGCCAGTTGTTTATAGTGATGGGGCCGAATCGATTCCTAAGCTGGTCATCAAGCCTTAGAAGCCTCTCGTCAAATAGTTCCCATGCAGAAGAAAGTCTTCCCTTCAATGCAAGCTCTTCAAACAGGCCGGGGGATATATATTCCTGAATAATAAAGTGATCTGGTTTATACATTATTTTACCTTTAAGAGTTAGCGCCATATCCGACTAGAAAAACGAAAACATCACTATCGTCGTAAGCACTCACCCAGTGAATGTCAAACATTCTTGAATTTGATATTTGAATCTTTGCTGTAGACATGCTGGACGATTGAGTGCTTCTGTTACTAATAATATCACCACCAACTCTATCACTCATAACAGCTACAGAATTAGTAGCAAACAACCCAAAGATTGATCCAGTCTTTCTGGTATGCACGTTTATAGCCGCCGTTCTGCCAATGCCTGCGTTGGATGCGAATACATTTAGATATGTTTTAATTTCCAGCCAATCAGTATTTGATGGGACGAGATTTAAAGGCTGCCATATTATATCTGCCCCGCTTCCAGTTGGGCCAACGCTCGTCCAAACCCCCTGTATTATTGCAGGAGTGACAGTTAATGGTACGCCATTAACCACAGGCGCGCCATCAGGAGAATTCACGAATACTGAAACATTACCAGCAGAAGCAGAGGCATCAGCAGCAGAAGCAGAAGCAGCAGATGCACTTAATGCAGAATCTTCTGCTTGTGCAGTAGCTATCGCCGCCTGATCAGATGAAGTTGTTATCGCTATAATGCCTTCTGCTTCGGCAACCCCCAAATTCACAAGTGCCGAAGACTCAGCAGTGGCTATGTCACCAAGTGCCGAAGACTCAGCAGTCGCTATGTCACCAAGTGCCTCCGCACCGGCAGCCTCGGTTAATGCAAAAGATGCAGCAGATTCACCAGCGCTTATTGCCGCCGAAGATGCAGACGCCGCCGCTATGGATATTGAAGCATTTAGTTCACCAACTGTGGCCGCAACCATAGATAAAACAATAGATGTCTCTGCAACGATAATAGGATTGTCTGTGTCAACCTCCCATGTGCCAGTGTTATTTGCGCCATCAGTCACATTAACCTGAGTGCCCTTTGCAATGTCATTTGGCCCGTTCCAATCAGCAGAACGAACCCAAGACCCAGTGCTCACATTATAAATGCCATTCTCGGCGGCATTATCCTGTCCGGTGACTAAGCATCTATCATTATTTGAAAGGTCAACACCATCAACATTCTGCTCTCCGCTGAGCGTTATATTAACGCTTGCCGCAGCCAAGCAAGGAACCTTAATTGCTATTGATGAATTAACGCCAAAGCGCCTATCTGTTATTGTCGTCATATTATAAATCTCTCGGTGGCCCTGTTAATATAGCGCCAATAGTTTTTACGCCTTTCACTTCGCCTTTCTCTACCGCAATGATACCATCTACTGTTGCCTGAATCTGGCCAGCCGGATAGTGAAGCACCGCCCCGCTCACCTTATTTAGCGACCGCCAGAAAGCACGATCTGCCTCACCTTGTCCAACTTGAGTCTCAAGATTCGATATGTCAGCAAATGGCCTTAACCCAGCCGGGCCTTTATAGCCATATGTTTCAAAACCAAATAACGCTGGGATACCAGAGGCAAGCTCTCTAGTTGGGATAGTCATAGCCAGTAGAAAACTTAGCTGCTCACTACCCAACTTTCTAGATAGACATTCAGGCTCCATATCGCATTCAGATTTGAGCATTTCTTTTAGCGCAACCGAAAATAGAGCCGGAACAGTATTAATAATAAGAAGCTGGCCCGCATACGCCAAAATCTCATCAGGCTTCTTTAAATCAGCATTCTTGAATGCCTCAACATTAATATTATAGGTGGCAGAAAAATAGGAATAAAAGTTAGTGAATAACTTTCCTAGTGGGCCTCCTCTTTGAATTCTTGATAAGTCGCCTATAAGCCCTGATGATTGGGTATCCTTAACCGCTTGGTCAGCAATCGATACCGCACGTTGATCGATGTGATCCCTAGTCTTTTGGTCTTGAGCTGTCTCAAGTTGAAGATCATCAATCGCTTTGTAATAGGCGCCCCACCAGGTTGGAACATCTACAGTCTTTTGCATCTTTTGGATCATGTAGAAATTACTTGCCTTAAATGCTGACAGACCTTTACCAGACTGAACAATATTTAAAACCTCGTTAATTTCACGTTGCATAGTGATATCACGGAATCTCATGGTCTTGGACTTCTCGCTGGCTATCCTCCCTGCCTCAATAGGATTAGCCATGTATTTAGCGATGCCTAGGGCCATGTGCTTGGCTCCTACCCTTGACCAGCTTTGAGCCAGACCTGATGGCTGGATAAGCGCCGTAGTTACCCGCCAACCAAGGCCAACAATAGTAGCGCCAACACGCAGCCTATTAACCATGGTCTGCCAGTAATTCTGAGCCGGTTCTGAACCAATAGCGATATCTCTAATCGTGAATTTAAGCTCATTAATCAATTCAACGGAATGGTGCTCGCGCATAGTTGAGTCGAGCGATGACATCAGCCTATTAGCATCAACAAGCCAGTCCTGGTGTGAAAGCCAGTGATTAACCTCAGAAATATGGCTTGAGATAACACTAAAATTTAATAATATAGGTCTGCCATGAACTTCCTTTGCGCGCTCTTTAGCAAAAGAATCACTAGCCGCCGATCTATTAAATAAACCTTTCATATTCAGGCTAAGTGAGCTTGCAGCCTCAAGGCTTTGCGATCTTGATGATAGCTTAGCATCGTATTTCGCAGGGTAATATCCTCCGGGTATGGTTCCATTTTTAGTGACAATAGGGCTTGCTTCAACCCACTTTGGAACTACACCTGAAAGCTTCTTCATCATTTCGCCAACACGACTTCTTTTGCTGTTAAACAAATCGAAAATCCCTTGTATGAAGGCGAGATCATCTACAGTTAACGTATCAAGAATAGCCTGAGCGTGTGACTCAGGCATAGAAATCTTGCCTGATAGCCCACCAGATAAAAGACGCTGGCGACTTCCTTCGTTACCCCAGTTAAGCCCAAATGAAAGAATCTGTTCTTTCGTCATGCTTAAATTGGTTCCAGAAATAAGCCGCTTCTGAGCAAGAATATTAAAAGGAATCCCACCCTTTTGAATATCTCCAATAATAGGCTCGAATAGCTTGATAACAGCCTGACTGTCAAGATAATTGGCTTCTGTCTCATTGTCTCCTGACTCGCCCATTCCACGAGTCAGAAGGTTATAAAGAACACCATTATCTTTTCCTCCGTCCATCTCTCTAACTATTGAGGGAAACTTTCGATGGATTGCCGCAAGGTTTCTGCCACCATCCGCTAACTTCCCCAACATATCGCTAGGCGTTCCGCGCTCTTTTACTGTTTTATTGGCATTAGCAACTAATGACTCTTTAGCTTTTTCTACTGTTTCAGCGAAATCGCCAAACTCTTTGTTTCTCATCAAAGTCTTTGCCATTCGACCAATATGTTCAATATTCTTTATTGAATCGACTAGCCCGCTGAACTCCTCTACAGTCATATCCTTATAATGCTTTTTATTTGAAACAAGAGAAGGGTCAACAATAGGCGCAAACCCTTCTGCTTTCTGAGACTCAATCCAATCATTCAAGCTAGTACGTCGGTCAATCTCTTTTAGCGAGACATTCTTGCTTATGTCGTGGGCATTCAATATTGAATCAATCTGATCCAGTGCGTCAGAATCAATATTCTTTCTCGTCCCTTGCTTTTTAAACTTAGCAAGATGGGTCAGGTCAGAATCAATCTTATTCTCTGCATTCGAAGCCTCACGGAATAAGTGATTATTGAGTACCTGCTTACGTTTCTGATCTGCCGCTGTGGCTATATCATCCTTGGCAAAAGCGTCAAAGGCTTTCTTCCCTGCACGTCTTTCCTCAGCCAAATATTGATTGGGCGCTAGCTTTCTTATTTTTAAAGCAGAAATTGCGGTTATTGCAAACTCTTTAGCAGACTTTCCAAGCAACGATGGCTTTCCCGTTCGCTCAGCAAGAATTCTATACTGAGTATGAAGGTGCCGCGTCCTAGATTGATTGTGAACGGCTTCTGATGCTGCCTTCCTTATCGCCTCAGGGCTTGTAAGGTCACCGTAGCGCTCAAACAGACGTTTCTCGGAAATCTCGGTTATCCGCTCTTTTATTGGCTGAGCAGCAAGCACCGCATGAATTAGCGCATCACCACTAGAGAAGCCAAATAATGTAGCAGCCTCGTCTGGGTGAATGCCTTCATCAGAAACCATATTGTTTTTCCCTCCACGCCTGAACTTGGACAAATCAAGGGTGCCCCATCCAGCCTCTAAAGTTCCTCGATGCAACTTAACCTGTCGCATTGATGCAATAGCTTGATATACAGGCTCTTCCGACACCTCTTGAGACGCTTCGCTCCTTGCAGCTTTGCGCTTGGCCTTGGCTTCATTCGATAGCTTCTTAACCAGCCTAGCAGGAGCCTTTTCAAGCCATTGCATGTCTTTAAGTCTGCGAGCGTTTAAATTATCCTCAGCATCCAGATAAATGCTTCTTTCATTTATCTGATACTCTTCCCATCGCCCATCATCTAACCCAGACTCTTCTTGTCTTTTAAAGATTGGCCTGTCAATCAACTCTGATATCTGATCTTCCGCAGCAATCATTCGGTCAAAGACACCACGCACTTCATCGGTTAGCTGTACATTTAACGATGTTAGCGACTTGTAAACATTAATCAGCCATGACCTGAATGTTTGGAACAAAGACACTAATTCAGCACTCGGCGCTTTGCCTTCAAATAAATAAGCCTCGAAACTTCTGGCTATGATCTCATGCCCTTCGCGTCGCTCTTCATGGCTCTTGGCATTCCATTCTTCGAGCGTTTCCACTCCAATGTTTTTAAGCAATGCCTGCATGTCATCAATAACTTGCTGTGGAGCGTCAGGCTGTGATGCAATGTCACGGTAGACCTCAAAGAAGAAATGACCAGACTCATGCAAGAAAGAAGATAAATCGCTTTTCTCCAGCAAAGATATAATATGAGGCGCTTTTGTGATGTCATCCGGTAGCTGTATTACGGCCCTGTCGTTTTGAGATAAGTCATCCCCCTCAATAACCCCCTGATTCAGTATATTCGGGTCGTTGGGGTCAAAATTTCCCCGGTTGTTAACAGATTTTATTTGATTCGGTTCAAAGACCACTATATGGTCTGCGGACTGATCTATATCCTGGTCAGCATTATCAATTAAATTCTTTATGATAAGACCATCATGGCCTTGCTCTTTCGCTTGGCTTATGGCCTCGTGAATTTCATCTGAAATATCAAAAAACCTTTGATGTTCCGCATCAAGTTCAAAAGGATTATTGATTGATACATAAGCTTCTATAATATTTTCTTCAGGATCGGATTCTTGCTCTAATTTTTCTGCTTGAGATAATAGTTCATTCGACAGATCAAAATCACCTGCAAGCTCCGCCTCTTCTGATCTCAAAACCAAATCACCTACTGGCCGCTCATTGGCAAGACGACTGTAACCAGCCGCAACATCCCTATCATTTACAAAGAAAAAACCCGCCTCTGCTGATTTCGCTTTTGTGACAGAACCTAGCTTCTCTTTAAGGAATTGATCGCCACCAAGCCCTGATTCTGACGTCCCATGATAAACAATAAGCGGATCACCTTCCTCATTGACAACCTTAGAATCACCGAACCATTTTGAAAATTCTTTGCTAAGTACAGGAGCAGACTGATCGAAGTTAAGCCCCCTTGTCTTCGACCCCCTGACTTCAAGTCCATATCGCTGATAAGCTTTCTCAGGCGTCACCGCAAGACGATCTGCCAAGACAATAGAGAACGACCGATGCAATGAGGCATACTTCGTAGCAACGTCCTTAGAAGCCCTTCCAGAGCCTATAATTTGATCGACAAGATTGTCTCTTACACGATCCGCAGACTCCTCTACCTCCTGCCTTTTAGCGCTTGCTGATAAAATCTCGTCAGCCTGAGCATTGAGCTGTTCATTCGCATCCTGTTCTTCGATCTCTCTGGCACTTAGTCCATCCAGATCATTTCTTATGTCATCCCTTAGCTGGTCATGGTATTGCCCAAAATAGGCAACATAGTCAGAAACCAGTATTGGAATGTCATTCCCTGTTTCCAGTGCAGCCTTAATGTCGCTAGCCAGGTCAGGAATCTTGCTTTGCAGGTCAAGAATAATCTCTTCGTTTTCCTGAAAAAAAGTTTTTGCCTTTTCAATAGGGATTAAAACAGACTCATCTACACCAACAGCTTCTTGTAAGAAAGTCTTGATTGAATCAGGTGATCTTTGCGCTGTTTTGGCTGCCTGAACCGAAGCAATTAAATCATCAAGACTCTTTAACTTCTGCTCAGAAGACAGGTTTTGCCTCTGATCTTGTGCAAAGGTTCCCAGTATCTTAGAGGCTCCATGTGCTATCGACGTCTGTCCGCCAGTACCAACTAACGTTGCTATTAAAGTCTGGTATGCAGCAGAAGGTCGCTCATCAATATACTCAGACAAAGGTCGGTCTGGAGTTAAGACTATGTGCGAATTTAAGTCTTGAAGAATTGTCACTGCCTGTTCTTGAGGTACCTCAATAATCGCCTGGTTAAGCAAAGTCTTAAATAATGACGATCCTATCTTAAGGTCGCCCAACAGCCTAAGCGCAGGGAAAAGCTCCGCCGTCACCTCAATAACTGCATCAGTAGACCCAAATGACAGCGCTTCAATACTGTTCTTGCCAGCCGAAAGGGCCGTTCCAGCGGATGATCCGCCCGCTTGTACGCCAGCACCCGCAAGCATTAGCGATGGATTACCAGTTAAAACTGACCCCAATAAATAGGGCAATTGAGCCCCTATAGACTGCAACCCTGACACTACCCCTGATTCCGTTTCGCTAAGACCTTCAAATGCTTTGCCTGCAAAACTGTCGCTTATTTCTTTATCAGTCAGGAACTTTTTGGCTAAATTCCCTGACGTATTCCCTTCAATTCCAAATAAAGAATTAAAAGGGGTCTCAACAAAGTCAGAGAATATCTGAGCACCCTCGGCAAAAAGTCCGCTCGCACTACCAGCAGCAACAAAAGGCGCTGTAGATAATCCTCTGCCAATCAATCTGGCCGTATTCTCAACAAGTGAAAGCTCCTCCACATCGTCATGGGCTAACGCTGCGAATTCAGGGTCAAGAAACTGACGCTTTAGAACAGGGGATAGGTCTAATGTCTCCCTGACCTTCCTAAGCTTTTCTCTTTGAGAAACCTCATCAAAATTGTCTTCAATATAATCAATCGGTAGCCCAGACGATCTTGACAGGTCTTTAGATGTTGAGAATCTATCAGGGCTATTTTTAATGACCCCTTCGACAAGACTATTAATAGCAGTATCACGCTGCTTTGTTCTTTCCCCTACAGCCTCATCGGCTAAAGCAGAAAAATCATCATTATTAACCGCATTAGCGCCAAACCGGCTCTGAACAGCCTCATCATAAATATTCACTAAAGACCCGCCTCAAAACTTGGCACATCATCTTTTAATCTGCTTATATCCAATGAGGGACGAACTCTTCTCTTCATTAGACGCTGTACATCAAGGTAAGTCTCAGCAATCGCTTGCTCCGTGACAGAATGCCCCTGACTCTCAAGTGATTGAATAATAGACTGCCTGTCATTTCTCGGTATTGAGCTAAGCCTAACCTCTTGACCATTAACAAGAACAGAAGCAGTATCAAGCTGGTCATCTGTAAGCGCAGAAACAGGCACACTTTCCTTAGATGAAAAGAATCCACCCCCAACTAATGCCGTATTGGTAAACGCCTTAGTCACAATGTCAATCTCAATGTCAGGCGTGATCTCTATCCCCCTGGCAACAAGCGCTCTTAACTTACTATCAATTGATAGCGTTATATCTGCATATTGCTTTTTCTTCTCACCCTCAATATTTGACGGCGTTTCATCTCCAGAAAGATAGCCAGCAGAAATAGCCACTGTATTGATGGTTTCCTTAAAGCTAAAGTTTGACTTTTGCTTTGATGATCTACTGGATCCAGCCTCCCTCACAGTATCCCATTCATTAATAACAGACGACCAATGGCTATCATCAAGACTGTCATAGTAAGTTGAGAATAAAACAGACTTTGGTATCTTCTGAACCTCGGCCGGAGTTAGAGAAAGGAAGTCAACATAAAGCCTATCGTCATTAACAGGCTCCACTCTCTCACGCGAACCTCGATGGAATCCCTTTACAATAGAAAGCTCCTTCGGGGTAAGCTCAGCAATTACATTTGCCGGTATCTCACTAAACCCCCCCTCCCTGGTGATATCAATAGCACTGTCAAAAATCTCATCGTGGGCCTCTGCTTCGATTGCGTCACGGTCAGAAAATTCCGATTTAATCCTGCCAACAACGACATCTCTATCTTTCGTATTTTGTATTTTCTTTGCCTCAGCAAGCGCACCTTTAATATCTCGGTTTCTAACAAGAATTCCGTCAGTTAATTCTCTTTGCCTGTCAAGATCTTGACCTATGTTCACTGCGCCTGTAAGCCTAGTCCGATTAATGTCGCTTATTTCTTTGTTGTGCGTATCAAGATAGGTTTTTGCATAACCATTGCTTTTATTCGACAAGGCATTCTCGATAACACTTGTGTGGATGTCAGATATAGAATCAAGCTCTGTAGCTCTAGCCTGAGCTGGAGCAATTCCAAGCCTTTCAGAATTGTCTCTTTCAAGCTTTCGTGTGCGCTCTATTGCAGTCCCAATAACGTTGGGATTACTCCACCCTAGCGCAGCACCTTCAAGCTCAAGCGCCTTACCTCCTTCATATACTTGACCCGCATGAACCGCTCTCTCTTTAACTAAGTGATTCGTTAGACTGCCATCAAAATTGAGCTGATGAAGCTCTCTCTCTTGCCTGAAAGCCTCTCTTTGCTCATTATTAGTTAATGTCGCTCCAATCTCATCCGCCGCAAGCGAAAATCTTTGGCTGTAATCCTTGTAAAAGTCACCAGAAACAACCTGGCCAGACCTCTTTTGAGAATATCCATCATCACCATTTGAAAGCTCTAGCGCCTTCCTCCTCAGCTTGTTGACAGCGCTATCAGACTGTACCGCGTCATCTTTTCGCTTCTCCTCAGAAAAATATAACTCAATGTCCTTGCCAACATTAGAAACACCAGCTCCAACAGAGCCTGTGCCCCTGGGCCCACTGACAACTCCGCCAACAGATACAATAGGCCTACGGCCACCTAAATCTCTCTGATCCGGGAATCTAGCCATATTTTCCGAACAATCCCCCTATCGTTCTTGCTGCTCCAATATTATTCGCGTCCCTAGACGCATCAGCCTCAATCTCCACAACATTGCCGCGAGCAATAAGCTTGTCACTTAATGCCCTGCCTCTGTATAGTTGTATCGCAGCGCGATAAGCTCCCTCACCGTCAATATCAGCTATCGCCCTTGCTGTTGATGGGTCAGCAGCCCCACCCCCTGCGGCCGCCACAGCTAGCGCCCGAGAAGCTAGTATCTTTGCCTGTCTGCGCTCCTCCTGTGCGCTATGCTGGCCTTGTGCGACCTCCTGCCCAGCTTGATAGTTAAGATTGGCTTGAGTGGTGTCTGCCGCCGCCGATTCTGCTCTACCAGAAAGAACCTGACCGAGAGCATCAAATACCCCGCCAGATATAGCTCCCGCCTTGTTCCAGTCAAAAGAAGGCTTAGATATAATTCCAGTTGACGAAACAGATTTAGTATTACCTAAATTAGCCACGGATATAAACCTCCCCGCGATAAGGCTTGAAACCAAAATGCCTCAACATTAACTCAGCCCCATCTTCTTTTCCTATCGTTGCATAAACAGGGATCATATAGCCGTCAAGCATGGAGAAAATCATCCTAGCCCCCTTTATTAGATGACGCTTATAATATTTCAATTCTGCATTCTTTTCGATAAATAAATGAAAGCTGTTTAACACAATATAAACCCCAACCATACCCACTACAATTCCATTGTCAACCAAGCTAACCCCCATCATTGACTGACTAGGTCTGCCATTAAAAAAAACTCTAGCGTCTTCCTCTCTCGTGGGCCTAAGTTCTATCATGGCTCTCCAGTGAGAAATTAAGACCAAGTGCCGTACAAGGTCTTGGCGCTTTCATCTCCAAACATATCCTTGAATCTGCATCCCAGCCACCAGGGAATACTAACCTTTGCTCATCATAATCAGTAAACACCGTATCTTCTGGGATTTTTGCACCATCTCGGGTTAATGGAAGATTATCCAGCTTATCAAAACTAGGCCCATACTTTATGCCTTGGCAATGCGTGTTATAAAGAAGAAGGCCAACATGAGATATTCGCTTGCTTTTTGAAAAGCTTCTGCCAAGCTTTGTTGACATCCATTGACCTTTGTATCCCAGACCAATGCAATACTGTGAAATGGGCTCAGGAAGGACTATCTGTCCACCAGAAACTACAGCCATCCCCAAGTCTTTTCCATCACCCCATATTACAACATCCTTACCCTCTAAATGTTCAAGACCAAAGGCTATCGATGTCGGAGCGCCATCATAGACAACAAAAGAGTCTGCCTGTCGGTTTATTGGCCCGCCCTGACACTGATCCTCAAAGGCCCATCGCTCCAAGTATCGTACCTCCTGCCCATCAATAATTCTCTTAACATGGTAATAGACAATATCCTCATTGTCTCCGGGATCACCAGGCAGAACGACAACATCCTCAACCTCACCATCAGTGATATATTCCTTCCAGCAATTCACCTCTTCGTGAGGATTGCTAACAAGAATCGCAGGAGAGCCGTTTGCTCTAATGCAGTGAATTCTAGTGTCTCTTTGTCTTTGAACAGCAATGTGGTTTATACCAGGGCTGCCAATATTTGGGTTTAACGCTGTAAGATCAACAGGGACATAATCAAGCCCTCCGCCAATAGCAAGCTCATACAGCCTAATTCCGCCACGCTGAACATAAATAGCCCTTCTATCTATCCTGATTGCCGCAACTTTTGCCGTCCCATTCGTCGCCACAACCTTAATGCTGCTATTAGTATTAGATAATGGCTCATCAAATGATGATGATTTCAGTGAGAATTCGGAAAGATCAGCCCCCAAAAGTAGATGCTGAGTAGACAATATCCAATTCACAACCTCAACAGGCCCAGAACCAATTATTTTAGATATAGGCGCTGAGTCACCCTCAATTGATTCGTCAAAAGAGTTAAAGTTGTCGGACTCTGATGCAATAAACCTATCTTGACCCGCCCACGATAACCTACCCTCAACAAGATCAACTGCTGTCGGCTGGCCACGAAAGTCAGACCAAACCCCCTCAGCCCAGTCATCAGTAGCCTCTATACCGCCTAAAGGTGAGAGAATATCAACCTTAGCCTCGACCTCACTAACAACCGCCGTGACCCTAACAAATCCATCTATAAAACCAACACTGTAATCTAACCTAACCGAAGCAATGCCAGACGTGAATTCACCTGCCTTAGAACCTATCCTGTACCAAATAATTTGATTGTCTAAGCCATCGTTAAATGATCCGGAGCCTGTGGCTCCCAAGTTTATTCCCGGAGTATCAGTGTCTTGAAATGGCCCAAATTCTGACTCTATAGAAGATTGTAGTGTCAATGTTCCAACAAAAACACTTAATGTTCGATTTATGGTGAAAGCTCTGCCTGTGCCGACACCTGACACCCTAATAGTGTCTGTGAACTCATTATCTGAGTTAATAACAGCCGTAACTCTCTGCCCTGATGATGTAATTCTGAATATTGCCCCTACATGGCCCTCTCTAAATAATGGCTGTGATGAAAAAATAGGCCGATTAGAACCAAATAGCCCCGCCACCTGTAATGTCGTAGGTGATACATTAGGAAGCCTCATAGGCCCATTGTCAGACAGATACTTGACAACAGACCACGACTCGTCACCCCTGCGCTCTATCCTGTACCCCTGATACCCCTCACAAGCAACCCAAGTCACATCAGCCGACGACGCACTCCTGATATTACGAAGGTCAACTGTCCTCCAAGGCGATGGGATAACCATATCTCCTGCTGGCTCAATAGTGCATTCATCAACTATTGTTGTCCTCAGAGACATATTTGACATTTCGATATGAAAATTTACCGCCGGAGTAAAAGCCAGAGAATGATCGCCTTCGGTTAAAATAGCCTCTATATAGTCTCCCTCTCCAGCAGTAGACCCAACTTTGAATTGAACCTCCCCCTGCAAAACAACAACCTTCAATGCATGAACAACACCGGAAAGTCCGCCAATTGAAACTAGACGACTAACAGTAGATGATGTCCCACCCCCTCCAGTTTGATGCAAAGCATTATCAACCCCAAATGTAAACGTTCCAGGTTCGTTACCCACAGACCAAGCTGTCAAACCATTGTTAAAATCTCCATTGAGTATATTTGCTGTTACAGCAGGTCTAACCACCACGCTATCATCAACCCACACCCTAACAGACTCATCAGTAACCTCTATCAACGCCTTATTGACAAGAGACCTTACAAACGGTATATATTTGGCAGGAAGATTGTTCCTTGATGACCCAAGATACTGAGTCCCAGGCCTAAGCTGCATTGACCCAACTTCCCTCGCCACAACGTTAGTCATTACTTCGGCTGAGACCGCTATTCTGTCTATATCAAGACGGCCTAAAATCAAAGGCGATACCAGACCACGATTGAATGCCTGGATATACTCGTTGGTGATGTTACGTGCCACCAATTATCCCTCTAAGACTTCTGCTCTGACTGTTTCTCGATCCGCGTGAGACATTCCAACTACCCGGCGGAGGAAACTTGGTAGGATCTAACTTGGCATTACTGCTAAGTGCATCGTATTTGCACGATCTGAGTATCTCAACAACCTGACGCCTAATGTCTTTGTCGCTCGTTATCCTATTGCAAATTTTTGACGCAAGATACGCAGAAACATAATCAGCAAACGAAGGCGGCCAGACAGAAAGATTCATACCATGCTCTAACCCATCACTAACCCACCTTAAATAAATTGGATCAATTTCAGCGAACAAATATCCGCTTTCATTGACAAAATCCAGCAAAGGCACCCTATGATACTCATCATTGCTTATTTGTACCGATGTCACGAAATCAGAAGGTATCTGAAAAACATACCGATAACCATCCTCGGTTTCTTGAGTCGGGTCTGAATCCAGCTTTGCTGCACGAGTAGCAAACTTCCACTCGCCCTCCTCAAGACATCGATTAACCCCCTGATTGTCCCAAACAGTATCCAGCAATCGTCTAGGCTCTGACTCTTCCTCAAGAATTGCTAATGCTGCCTCGCCACAATATAAAAGAGCGTTATTGTAAACACCCAGCTTCGTGGCCATTACGCAGCCTCATACTCGTCGGCCCACGCCTCAGCCTCTACCTTGTTCATGCCCTCAGCTAAAACTTGGTCATTACGCAACACTGACCACTTTTTCGGCCCTCTTAGCTTGACAATAAGACCGTCGAAAGTCCTTTCTTTCTCTTCCGCCAGATTGACTCGCTGCAAAACCTTCACATGAGCATAATTTTTTCCAACAGTCGTAACGATAACATTCAAATAAAAGCTAAAATCATCGGGTATAATTTTTATCTCATCCCCTTCTACAAAATTCTTGGCACAGTAAGTCCAGAATTCCGGCTTTAATACATCCTCAATCGTAGTGCCAACCTCAACTCTGACAGCATGGTTTTGATTGTCTGAATATGCCTGTACTTTAATCCTATTCGATGGAAGCATAAAAATTCTCCTAAAAAAAAGAGGCTCAGCTAAATAGCAAAAGCCCCCTCAATTATAGCATTTACCTTATTAGTTCGTCGAAGCAACCAAGGTAGCTGCGCCACCAGCACTAAGAGCGCTAATGTGCATGCTGTGAGACAAGTTTAATACACTGTCATAAACCTGCACAAAATCACCGACACGAAGACCAAGGTCAACTGCATCAGTAACATAGTCCGCCGCCAAAATGTCGGCAATCGCATCAGGACTGTTGTAACCCCACAAGGATGATGCAATACCCCCAACACGATCAATCAAAAGTGTAGGGGGATTAGTGATTAAATAAGCCATATCAAACTCCTATGCTAAAGTATCGTGAGTGAATGGAATAACACCTTCGTCTTGCAAAAGCTTAGACCCCATAATCATTGAGCAACGAGCATAGGTATAACCTTGCTCTTCATCGTATCCAACAACATTTTCCATCCCGCTAACATTAGCCGCATGACCCATGGAACTTTTATGATACAAATATGATTGCTCGCTGTCTGTCCCCTGGCCAGGAAGACCTGGATGCTCAATAATTGTAGCGTTGCGCCATTTATAAACCGTCGGCATGTCACGCCAAGACATATCTTCACCCGCATAAGGCTGATGCTTAACGAAGTCAGCGCTTGCGAAAGCCCTGCTAGAATCCTGCTCTAATGCTGCCAAAAAACTAGGTTGACACAACATCGAGATGTATCCATCCCAAGGAACACTTTCATTAGTCAATCTAACGCGCCCCCGCTGAAACATCGCCACACTCGCAACCTGACCTGCCCCACCAACTCCACCTGTCGCCGTACCAAGCTGAGCAATAATTAACTCATCAATTTTTCGGTTGATAACCGCAAGCGTATCTTCTTGCATGATCTGCTTTTGATTGCCTTGAGATGCAAATATATTAAAACCTGTCAGCGTGACAAGATCATTCCACTCCTCTAAAATTGCGGTGTTTTGCTCATTATCGTTGCCGCGCGGCTGAATCCTGCCAGTTATTCCACGCTTAGTAGCCGCAGCATTGCCAGACCCAGCAACTAAAAAGACGGCCTGATTGCCTTTGATTACCGCCTCTGTAGTAACAGTGCCAAGAAGAAGTGACTTGCGTTGCTCAAATTGAGCAATCCACTCATCACGATATTGTGTTTGAAAAGCTGAAAGAGCCATAAGTACGGTCTCCTATCTAATTAAAAGAAAATCTCTTAGACGGGGTAGCCGTTTGCAGTTAAGCAGGGTAGCCATAAGGGGCTGCATTGCCGGTCGCGGGGCCGTACTCTGACAAATATAATTGCCTGTTTCTATTGTTTCACTATATCCAATAGCTGTCAACTATAGCTCTCTGCTTTTAGCCGATATAAGCTTAAGATATTTAGCCTGATTATCCGCTGCTTTCGGGCCTTTATAGTATTCAGAGTTTTTATTCCCCATTAAAGCCTTAAGATCATTGATCTGAGCATCAATTGATCCGGACATATCAGTCGTGCCAGAAGGCACTAATCTTGCCGCTGGATTGATATCAATCGACATCTGAGCCATAAGACGAGCAAACCCTGCATTCTCCTTAACAGAGTTTAAAATCGACTCCTTCAGGTCTGCCTGATCTTCGCCAAGCCTGGAATTTAGATCATTATTGATGGCTGTCAGATTACCCCGATAATCAACCCCCCACTCAGTACGAAGCTCGTCCTCAGTATCTTGTATGCTTTGTAATTGAGAATTTCTAGCCTCTTCTGCAACCGCCAGATCATGCCCTTCGTGCCACTTGATTGCCTGGTCAACCTGCGCTTGAGTGTAATTGTTTTCATGAGCAACCTTAAGAAAATCATCAATCCTTGCTTGCTCTGGCTCACCAATAACAACACCTTCCTTCGTGTTTACCTTATAATCAGCCGAAGATTCTGGCAATCCGGCTTCCTTTCGCCACGTAGCTTTTTCTTCATCCGAACCTTTATCAGGGAAAAGCTCAGTTAGCTCTCCCGATCTGATCTTCTGCTGCGCTTGATAACCAGCATTAAGCATTGATTTTTGATCTGTATAACGCTTTGCATAAGTTAGCTTCTTGTCATCACCGTCCGCATAATCCTCGCGCCAATTAGAAATAACCTCATCAGAAACAACCTCATCAGCCTTTACATCAGGCTCTACATCCGAACCTTTGTTTATCTCTTTATCATCTTTAATAATCCCATAACCACCCTCAGATGGAGCCTCTTCTTCATATCTCATCTAACTTGCCTCTCTTTGTTAATATTAGTCTCTTTAACTATCTGCAAAGCCACCCATCGACGACCCTGAGAAAAAGCAGAATCATGGCTCGACTCACAATAAGTATCATCACCTGCGCCGCATGCCGTCATAACCAACCACTGCATAAATATTGACTGTTGATTAGCATTAGCATTACCCGCATACATCGCCTTGATTGCCATGTTTACCGATACAGGAGCCCGAATGTATGTATTAACCGACAACCTTTACTCCTTGCTCAATTTGATCGAGAGCTTCTTGCCTCTCTATTTTCTGCTGCTGCTCTTTGACTTTTTGCTCAACAGTCTCACGGCTATTAACCCAGGATGCCGGAGCGCCTAAACTTGCCAGCGCGTCTCTAAGACCGTTAATCGTGTCCGGCACAGCCAATGCACCAGGATCAAGCTCAGCCGCAGCGCGAATAAGCTCTCCAGATTGTATAAATATTTGACTCTTTTGTGCCTCAATCGAGTCATGCAGCGGAGACTCAAAAGTAAACTCAATTTCCCTTCCCTGCAAAGATTCGGGAATGTCAGCGCCGAAGGCTCCATTATCAATCAACAAATCAAACGTTGCACTACATAATCGCCCGTTATAGCTTGGCTCCATTGGCGCAAATAAAGGTAATGCGCCGCGAATATACTCATCAACACGCTTAGAAACCTCGTAAGCTGTCATATCTCCATTATTAACCGGCAAAGTCAGCTTATTAAGATAAAATGCTTGTGCCAACAAATCCCTGGCATCCCTTATCATCTCCATGCCATTAGGTATACCGCTATAATCTTGTGGTATAGGCCTGAGTGCCGAACCTAATCGCTCGTCATACTCCTCATTGAGCCAGCTAATACCACCCGCATAAATAGCAATATCACCAGAAACAGCCCCTTTAGTCGCAATAAGGGGCGGATTTGTAGACTTCTCGCCAGCCTCAAGCAACGTATAAGTCATTGCCTGGATCATTCTTGCGTCAGCTAATGCTGTAATAGTTGATGGAGAATACGCATACTGCGAATCACATGGCTTTTCCCACTGCGGAATTATGTACTCTCTTCTTCGCGTCGCAGTCTCTTCAATTAAATGACTGTTCTGCCTGTCATAATATATCGATACAAACTGCATCTTCCCAGATTTAATGTCATAGATGTTTGATTCAACTTCTATGTGTAAGCAATCCACCCTTTCAAAGGGATGCTTATCAACCCGATCACTGACTCTTGCGCTAACTTTGTCACCAAAGATTGTCACTAGATCACGATTCGTCGGCTTCCATTTCCGCGCGACAATTGCATGTTGCCCCTCCTCGTTTTCCGACCAGACTACATCACGCAAATGCCAAGATCGATACAACAAAGCATCTCGATTTTTATTCAATCGTACCGATAGTACCGCTTCACCAAATGCTGCAAAATCATTGTCTGCTTGCTTGGCAACCTGAGCAAGCATAGCCACAGGGTCATACATTATCTTGCGCTGAGTTTTTTCTGTAAACTCAAGAAATCGCTTGGACTCATTATCAACCTTGTCTGAAAACTTTATCCCAGCTTTAAACCATTGCTTTGTTTCCGGCCTGAGCATAGACCCGATCTGATCCGCAAGCTCGCGTCTGATTAAAATAGTATACGAAGTAGATAAATTGTCCGAAAACTCTTCGCCCATGATTCGAGTCCGAGTAAAATCTGCCCGTTGCGGATAAAAGTTCTCAGCAATTTCTTGTCGCAATAAGTCTAATCTCAACTTATCCGAGTAGAGCTTATCAACCAGGCCGATTAGATGCTTAATATTCATTATCCCAGCTTAGTCGTCGGAGCTAAAACAGTGCTGCTACGTCCAGATCGTCGCTGAGACTGAGCAAAAGACCTACGCCTCGATGCCCTGACATTATCACCATCAGGCAAAGGTGCCGGAGTATTAGACTCTGCTGCAATTTCCGCAGCTCTGATCGACGCATCTTTGTTAGATCGTGCAGTCTTCTTAGCCGACAAAACTGTCGCTCCACCCCCAATAATCGCCGATGCAATAGGTATTGCTGCTGCTGCCATTTTATTTTCTCCTCGATATTGATTTTCGGTTGCGCCCAGTAATTACTTGCCCAGGCTCTTGCTGTTGTATCCAGCTTAGCGTGTGAGTCGACGCTCTCGAACCACCATACCATGCCATTACCACAGAATCGCTCAAATCAGTCGATGATCCTATACGCTTAATTAGCTTAGCTTTAGGCTCAAGTTTTATCACATTAAGATCATTATGATTATCATCAAATCGTATCGAGCATAACTGAGCTTTAAGCTTACGATCATCCGGCAATATGATCTTAGCTCCGCCGGATTGATTCGGGTCTAGCGCCTCCATAAATACGTAATAAGCCGCTGTGCGAGTGTTATAAAATGGTATCTTGCTGTTTTTAGCCCGCTTTGTCGATTTTTCAGCACCTTTATATGCGACAGTCTCAATTCGATTGTCAGTTAAATGCTGATGTGTCGCACCGCCATAGCCACCACCCATGTCTAATATGATCGTTGACTGATCCCGCCTGTGCTTAAAGATTAGCGCGCTAACCTCAGCCCCGCCCGGCGTCTCAACACCCGGCACACTAATAAGATTGTCGTACCATCCATCATATCGTATCGCTAATGATGTCGAGTCTGTACCACCTTGTGCGATGTCAACGCCAATGGCGCATTGAGGGACATCCTTAGGAGCTCCAGGCGTCCACAGAGACATTGACTTGCTTACCCAATCTGTCGGGATAAGCTGGAAACTGTGATCCCCCCTGCTCGCCTTAAATCCACCCATTAAGATTTTACGTAAATGTGCCGGAAGATTGTCTAGTTGCTTTTGATAACCAGTATCAGCATAAAAAGGATTGTCTTTAACTCCAGACGGGATATAAGTGCGTGACATCGATGTCGTTGTCCGACCGTCTATCTGATACTCGCCAGCACCTTTAACCTCGATATCTTTATCGTTATCGTCAGTGATAAACCATCTTAATTCCCCTGGCATCGCAGGATTAGCATTAAGATCATCAAGCCAGGGCGCAAACATATCGACAATCCAGTCTCCTTCGTCTGACAGCGCTGGATTTGTCCCCAGCATTATCCTGCATCTTTGCTCTTGATCCGCAGACCGCACCCAGCCCATCAACAATCTAACTTGTGACCCGACAAACTGTGCAGCTTCGTCAATATACAAAAAATCATGCGCTCGGCCCATCCAAGATTGCTCATCCCCCACATATTGTGCTGCGCCAAACTCAATCAACCGACCATCTGTAGCCAACAATTTTGGCGGCGGCGAACCATTGAATCCACTCCGCGTGCCATTAATTTCTATTGATCGATCCGTCAATCCGGATAAATCTGAGTACTTGCGACGCATAACAAGTGATCGCTTGTGTGCAGTAAGTGCTAATCCAAGCCCACAATCGCTCTTTCCCCCACCAGGCTCACCCCCGTACAAAACAACATCAGCTTTTGAATTGTATGCATCAGTTTGCGGCCCAGGGTTTGGAATCCAAACCATATCCTTCGTTGCCATTTCCGCTGTCGCAATGATCTGCGCTCGATCTTTAGCACTGACAGTGTCAAGCTGCTCGATTATCTCAGACAGTAAAGACATCGTAAGACCAATTTAGCTTATTTAACGACAAATTAGTTAGGGAGTACCGGCCCGCAAATAATCGACCTAACCCATTGATTTCTATAGATTCTGATTCTGCCAAAATCATCATTTAATTAGTAGTTCTTGCAGATTAAGCCGTGATCGCATCAAAAACCACCCTAACGACCGTATTCGGTCTAAATTATAATCGCTTACAGTGACACTCATAAGCTCAACATCAACACAATCATCAAAACATCAATCAAAACAATGCAACTAATAGACCCAAACTAACGATACTGTATGTCTATTCATGCCCTGGCGTGCCGCTGGCTGCATTATCTAATGATACCCCTGCCAATGGTATTGCTTTATATGTCACGTCGCACAGAAGGGCGCACAGAGAGAATTAACCCCCCTTCTTGCTCAGCAAAAATGCTACCTGCCGCGCAGCCTTGTTAATATCAAAATCAGGAATAAGATCCTTTCCGTTAGCCCCCGTAACCTCCTGTATCAAACGATCCCCATACTTGGTGGGCTTGATCTTAGATAAATACCACTTCCTCGCATCAACCCTCAACCGAGACCGCTGTATGTTCTCAGCATGCAACTTTAATTTTCCGCCGCTCTCAGCCTCTTTTTCAGCCATGTAATCGTTAGTGCCGTCGTCCGCTATGTCAAGTAACTGCTCAGCTAAGTAGTCCGTGCATTCGTCCTTAGCTTTTTCGTATGACGCCCTGAAGTCGTCCTTCTCTCTTAACCATCTAAAAAGTGTGGTTATTGCTGGCATGCCCTTCGTCTTGCTTATCTTAGCCATAGACTGTCCTAGAGCAAGCTTTTCGCAGATTGTGTCTGACAGCTCTTTGCTGTAATCAGTGGGACGCCCGTTAGGCATACCCGTAAGCTGTCCTTTGCTCATATTAGTGCCTTATCTTGCCGTGAGAAAATGATTCGAAACTTAAATGCTCTGCAAGCATAGCCATTACTACATCACCGACTTGTGCCGCGGCATATTCTGGCTTTACTTTTTGATTATATAAACTGTTTACTACGTGCCTGATTCGATTGCGCATTTTTGGCACAAACGATTCTGGCAGCACGACTGCGTCAGGGATTCTTAAGCCGCTATCCAGCTCCAAGCCTAGCTTTTCAATAAATTTGCCGACTTCAACGCTTTGCTTTGGCTCCATCGCTAATGCAGAGACGGGTCTGTCAAATACAAGCACTACATCGCCATTTTGCACATGTATGCCGACTTTATGCGTTACTAGATCGTCTGTTAGCTCTGTCATGCTGCTGTAATGCTTAAAATATGACCGGGGGTTACTGCAAACCACTCTTTTTGTCGAGCAAACAGCGGGGTAGCGTTAATGTCTGCAACTTGAGACGTTGGCCCAACATTATAATAAGCATCTACGTCGCAAACAATTTGCACATAGCGAGACTCGACATTAAAAGCATCAGCATCAATAGTTGATGCAAATGACTCAGATTGTCGCGCAATCGCTGGTTCGCGCTGCATTTGTATTTTCTGCGTATCCTTGTCGTGCGGCAGCTGTGAGTACTCAGACATCCAAAATCTTGCCATTTTCTGCTCCAGAATTCGAGACTCTATTATAACATAATTGCAAATGGCTATCGAATATCAGCCCTCGATTGAATTAATTGTATTGCGATTAACTGCAATGAGCGTATATTAACAATCAAGCAACAAACACACTAACAAACAATAGAGAGATTAAAATTATGAACAAACCACAAATAGTATCAATCGACGGCGTTGACTATGTTCGCGCAGACAAAAACCCGGTAGCCCAGGAAGTTGATGGCATGAAATATTGCGTTGTTCGAACATATTCGGCGGGGGTACACATAGGGTACGTAGCTGAGTTTGGAGTTAAGCACCCGCAGCACGCGAAGCTCATAAACTCTCGTAGACTTCACCGCTGGAATGGGGCCGCCAGCCTTTCTCAAGTCGCTATGGATGGCGTTGATGCCAGCTCTCGAATAGCTATGACTGTTCCTGAGCTGGATCTAACAGACGTTATTGAAGTTATCACCTGCTCAGAAAAGTCTGCCGAGTTTTTTAAGGGGGTGAAAGCGTGGAAAAATTAATCCTATTTAGCATGAGAGATACTAAGACTGATGGCTTTGGTTCGGGCTCTCGCGATGGTTGCGGCTTTTGCTGTGGCGCTGGCCCTGGTGATGGTTATGGTGATGGCCAGGGCGCGGGTTATGGTGCTGGCCAGGGCTCGGGCGCGGGTTATGGTGCTGGCGATGGCCAGGGCTCTGGCCCTGACCCTGACCCTGACTCAGGCGAGGACTCGGGCTATGGCGATGGCGATGGTCAT